ATATTATTATTATTATTACATCTATTACTTTATTCTCTATTAAATAAATTAACATTTTGGCTCTGGCGTCTGCTTCGGTGTTATAATCATTAGCTTTATATTCTGGTTGGATAAAAGTGTCCAAATCTTCGCAAAACCATTTACCAATACTATTATGAAATGACATATAGTCTCTTGGCAACATCTCTCCTAATTCAGCTACTGTGAAGGCGGAATACTTATTAGATTTGACAGAAGGAAATTGCTGATATAAATCACCTGCCACAGAATGCTCTCTCATCAATGAGTGATTTAAAATAATTGTTCCATCATAAAGTTTAATCCAATAAAATAAACTCTCCTGCTTCACTCCCAACTCTTTTAATTTTTTAGAAAATTCTAATGAACTAACTTGATTTTGTAGTTGCATATTATTTATTTAGTTTTTGTTTGAGTTTATGTATTTCATTATCTCTCCGTTGATACCCTTGAAAGAAAAGACCTCTAATTTTTAATGCTTCTTTAAATGTAATTTTTCTTTCTAATCCCTCCATTATCTCTTGTTTTTGTTGAGAGAGAACTCTACTACAAACTTCTAACATCAACTTCCCATTTTTACTTTCAGGGTCAAACTCTTTGGTATCTTCTCTTGTTTCATATCCGAAAGAAGGTGCTAATTCTTCATAAGTATTATGAAATAATTTTGCCCATTTTATTTTCTCGTTTGTTTTCATATTATTTATTAATTTATTATCTGGACAATCATTGTGTAATCCTTTATTCACTCTACATTTTGGACAGTATTCTAAAAATGCTTGCATAATTTTATTATAATACTTTACATCTTTTTTACAATGCTTACAAAGTATGTGCTTTTGTTTCATTTACTACCTATTAACAGGTAGTATAAGAAAAGGAGAGAGCAACCCCTTTTAATAGTCCGATAAACTCGGTGGGTTTTGGATTGCTCTCTTTAAACCTTTGAAAGAACTTCATTCAGGTTCCTAGTTCCTAGTGTACTAGGCTATTAGGAAGCTATCGATAAATCTTAACCTGTTCTCTTACTGGTTCGGATAACTTAATTGGTCTTGTCCAAACCACGCCGTGCTTTTCATTGACCCCAAACAAGAACTGTTCAGCAATTCCCATTCGTCTTAACTTTCCGATAGAGAATAAATCTCCCCCAACAAAAGAGCCGTTGGCTATAATGTTGTTAAAGAAACCAAGACGATGATGATGTCCCATAAGCATATAATCTGCTTTTTCAGAGAACATTCCGAGAATTGCTTGGATGTTGTTCTTTTGGCGGTCAGCACCATAATAAGGGTATCCTGCCCAACCTCTAACGGTATCTCCGTGGTCTAGCCAGAAATTATGATTGTTAATTGCTACAATCATATGCTGGGCTTCGGTATATTCTATTAGAATATCTTTTAGCCCAAGCAGTCTTTGCTTCATAAAGTGATATGTTAGTAAGTCAAAGTTCTCTTGTGGAGGGGCGTCTTTTGGATTAGGTGTTAGTCTGGCATGGTTTCCATAAACCCCGTAGAAACGGATTTTAGGGAAGTATCCTGTTAATATAATAATGAAGTCTGCTAAGATTTCCACTGCTTCAATGACTTGCTTACACACACCGAACTCAATGTTAGACTGCTGGTTTCCACGAAGGATTGAACCATCTACCATGTCCCCAAGACAAGTAATAACTAACTCATGGGGTTTGTTAGGGTGGTATTCAAGAAACCTTATTATCTTTTCAGCCAAAAGGGATAACCTTTTTCTTGCGATACAAGGACTGTATTCAGAAAGTCCTCCTACTTCAACCGCTTTCACGAGTTGTCCGTAGTGCCAATCTGACAGTTCAAGAACCCAAGACTCTGGTTTCAAATCCCCTTTCCTGATTTGAGGAGGGTCAAGTCTTTTGAGTTTTGGAAGAGTATCTACCACCTGTTGTGCGATTTCTTTGACATTTAATATAATGTCTTTCTTTTTCTGTGCAACAGCGTGATTGTGGTTCCAGTGGTATCTAAAACCACTTCTGTCAGAGAAGTCTTTGTTGCACTCTGGACACATTACCCTTCCATTAACTTCTTTTGTATTTGGATACATTCTCATTAGAATTACCTCCTTTATAAATGCCTCGTATTCCCGTTCGCCGTTTAAAGTCTATGTAAGCCTTTTCGGCTTTCGCAATAGACTGCCCGAGTTCCCAGAACTCTCTGCCGTGAACACCTACTTTCGCATACTCTTCCATTTCTTCCTTTAACTGGAAAAATAAACTTTCAAATCTATCCACGGGGAACTCCTCCTTTGTGAATACCGAGAATACCTGTTTTCTTTTTGAAATCCTTATAAGCTTTCTCGGCTACACGAACATAGTCTATTACCAACCACAGTTCTTGGCAGTTAATTCCTGCCTCACGATAGCCTTTAATCTCTTCCCTTAAATGGAAGAACAACCTTTCAAACTTATCCATCTGGAATCCCTCCTTCGAGGAATTGGTCTATGGAAACATTCTTATCATCGACATAGTAATCTGCTGGTATCTTGATGTTGGAGATAGCGTGGTATTTGACATTATGCTTCCGTAACCATTTGATTGTTGCTGGAATAAGCTCATCTGCTCTGGCGGTGTATACGATTATCCATACATTGACCAGAGAGTTTACCTTATCAACAACATCTTGCCTTGGTTCGGCGTTCAAGCATTCTTCGTAAGTCCAACAAGTTTCTTTGGTAAGGGTATTATCACAGTCTATCATAATTACCTTTGCCATTATTACACCTCCTCAATATGAATTTTTTTTATCTTAATAAGAAACCTATCTTTGTCTTTTGTTGGAATAGCACGATAAACTATTCCGAACTTGTAGAACTTTTTGCCGATTTCCCAAGTCCACATTTCAAAGATTTCTCCGTAGATAAGATATTGCATTTCCTCATCTCCTTAAATAATGTTCTCCTTTCTTGATTTTAGTTTTTAAATCTTCAATCTCTTCTGCGGTAATCTTTTGCTTGGTCTTCATTCGCCAGTTAATATCCATTATGAAATTCTCTATCTCTATATCATAAAGGTTATTAAACAAGGCGTGCCAAAGTTGGTGGAACTTCTTGGGGAGTAAAACTTTCTTGTCGTAGTTTCCGCGACTTTGCGGGACGGCATGGTGTTCACTGTATTCGTGCTTCACTTTTCTCGCCTCCTTTCAATTGTTAATGTGCTATTATAATGATAACAAATTACTTCCTAAATGTCAAGCCTATAATTGAATGTCTCTTGCTTTTAGTGTATAAACAGCGTTCACAGTATTATCCTGATTATTGAGGTAGTCAATCTTTACTATCTCTCCCATTACTACAACTGTCATATCTTCTCCCATTTCTGGGGACTTCTCTATCTCATGCTTTGAACTGATTTTTAAGAACCTTGTGTTGATTTTCATTGTATTCATTAGAACAGTTCTTTATTCATATCTTCAACTGGTGGTTCCCAATTTGGTCTGTGGGTTTCATTGAAATCCATGTGTTCCGACTTGTCCTTAAAATCTTCTGGTACTTCTTTCTTAAAAGTGTTTAACTGAAAATAGAGTTTTCCGTGTTGGCTTTTTAAGAGGTCAAGATTGATATAACCTGCTTCGTTCTTGTGTTCTTTTGCGAACTCAATGAATTCATCTACCTTGATTGCAACCTTTCCTTTAATAAAGTCTGGTGCGTTCTCGTGTGGTCGGTCAAAGAACATCCCTTTTGGGTATATTTTTTCTATCATATTATTGCTTTATTATTTTTATTGTTTGTATTTTAACTTTTTTAAACTCTCCGTCATAATATAAGATATAAGTATCTTTTATCTTCACTCCACGCCTTTCAGATAACTCCTTATACATTCCTACCTGCAACTTGTGTTCGTTTTCCTTTGAAAAAGGTATATGGTCTAACGGTTTTAGAAAGTATCCTCTTTCTTTTGAAGTGTCATTTGATGTCTTTATATCTAATATATTTACTTGTTTGCCGACCTTTTGAAATAAATCTACTGTTCCTGCGATAAGAAGTTCTGGGCAATAAACAATAACTTCTGAATACAGTGTGCCTAATTTTAACTTCTTAAACTTCTCTAAAACTTCTTTTAAGTGAGGTGCGTTTGGCTCTTGTTTGTATCTGACCCATAGTTTTATAGTGTTATGGACAGCGTTCCCGTAGTCAGAAGCAATAGAACTTTTTGTTTCCCACTCGTCTATAATCTCGTCTTTATCTCTCTTGTCTCGTTTAGCCATTGCTGTCGCTATTCTTTCTTTCGGGAACTCTGGCTTGAACTGTAAAAGATATTCTGATACAGAGGTATAACCCTCGCCTCTAAAAGAATATGTATGTGTTGCTTTGTCGAAGTTCATAGGTTGTCCTTGTTTTTTAATAATCAATAATTATTTTCTGTCCAAAATTAGGAGCCACCAATCCACATCTCCAAGTGTTGTCAATTCCCTGCTCTTGGCATACATCTTTGTATGCCCAGCCGTTTAGACCGATGAGAGGAACAAATAGTATGATTATAAGACCGAAGAAGCTCAGAAGAATGCTCAGAATGAATAACATAGTGTCTTTCATAGATTTTAACTATTAGTTATTAAATTTATTTTTAGAGGTTGAAGTCATCTACTGTTTTTTCCTTCTTAGACTCACCCTTAGACTCTTTATCATTTTCTGGGTCGTCTTGTGTAGGAATAAGGAACTGCTTAATAAAGACATATTTAATAGCACCTGTAATGGCTTTGTAGATGCCTTTGTCTGTTGGGTCAGCACCTGAACCTATCCCAGACCCTTGTAGTTCTTCTCCGCTATCAAGGTCTACAAAAGTATATCCAACTCTAACATTAAAGATTAACTGATTTCCTTTTGGGGATGGAGTAATTCCTATAATATCCATTCCTGTAGGATTAAATCTAACCTTGTGTTTCTCAAGGAGTTTCTTAATTGTCGGCGTTAGTTGTTCGTCAGACAGATAATTGTATCCTTGTGAGGTATTTTTTCCTTCCTTATTAAGCACTCCAATATCTTTTTGGATGTCAAAGAGTTTTTGGAATATCTTGCTTCTTTCGCCGTATATTTTTTCAGTCATATTTTTTTATGTTATTTAATAACTTCTCTTCTTCTTCGTCATAGTTTATGTTCTCGGTTATTGATTTTAAAGAACAACGTATTTTTCTAATTTTCTCGGCTTCGTCTAAAACTAAATCTTCAAGGTCTTTATCATATTCAGGAGGGTCTATATTCTCCCACTTGTTACACTCTTTACACTCAGCACCTTTATCACACTCTTTTTGTTTTCCTGTTGCTTCGCTTTGTGCTATTCTAGTAAATTTATGTAGTTGCATCTCTGCTATCTCAGGATTAGTGGTTGATGTTTGATAGATTTCGCCGTATGATTCTACTTTGATTGTAATTCGCATAGTAGTTCTTTTAGTTGTTTAATAATATCTATCTCAGAGCCTTTAATAGAAATATCGCCGCCGAGTTCTTCTACTTCTTCTTTTAAATGCTCTATATATTTTGTAGTTTGTAAATTAGACATATGTTTATTATAAGTATATCAAATCTAAATTATTTGTCAAGCGTTTGTCTTATTGTTAAATTATTAAGTGCATCCATAGTTCCTTCAAACATTTCTGGCATTTCCTTTTTGGAAAACTTTTCAATCGAGAAGCACCAAAAGATGCTACTCTTTTTTAACCTCATAACATAACCTGCTTTTTCCATTTCTACTAAGAAGAACCTTACACCCTCTCTGGTTATATTAAGTTCTTTTCCTATAAAAGCATAAGTTGGCGGTTTTCCTTTCTCTAACAGGTGCTTTGTGTATATGTTGTATATTTCTTCGTATCTTGTTTTCATATTATGTTCTATTATTTTCTAACATCTTAAGTATATCAAATATGAATTATTTGTCAAGCCCTGCAAGTAGTTTTGTATATTTCTTAATTATTCTTTCTAATTCGGCGGGAGTATATTTATGCACCTTATAACTTTCTCTTATAAGCCAATCACCTTTTTTAATTCCATATTTCTTTTGTATGTTCCGTAAATAGATGTCTCTGTTTCCACTATGATAGAGATTACAACTAACACATTGGCAGTGCAGGTTGTATTCGTTAAAATAAATTGGAGTATGTTTGCCGTGCCTAAAATGCCCAGTGTGCATAGTTTTATAATCTTGTTTTTTCTTGCAGGTAAAACAAACGCCGAAATCTCTTCTTCGGATATACTCACTGCACAATTTCCACGCCTTGTCAAACAGCTTTTGTGTTGGTGTTTTTTTCATATTATTGTTTATAGAAATAGTTTATGCTTGTTCTAAGAGTTTATCACGATTAACCTTATTTGTCAACCAGCGTATTTATTTCTTCAGACCGCCAACGAACTCTTTCTTACTCATCAAGTCTGTTTGATATTCAAGTCCATCACAGGTAATGGGTTAGTTAATCCCCCATAAGGTTATTAAATAAATCTCTTTGTTCCCTTGTCTCTGGGAGAGATTATACCTCATTTCCTCAAAAAACTACTCATAAAAATGTGTAGAAAAAACGACAGCGAAATGGCTCACTGCTACCGCTTCTTTTTTAGGACCTCAACTCTGGCTAGTAATTTAACCCTACTAGCACAGGCATTGCAAGTATCTATTCCTGCATAACTAGAATGCTGGGGCTTTTATTTAATGTGGTCAAATAAATATAGAAAGTCTACCCTCCCTGCCACAATTATATCTAGTATAATAAAGTATGATAAAACAGAAAACGGCACCCTCCATGACAGTAGATGCCGTTATCTGTGGTCATGGACGATTGTTTAATGTTGTTTTAAAGAACAAAACCAATATATCAGAAACATCAAATCTTGTCAAGCGTTTTCGTGTTTTTAGTCTTAATTTGAGAATTCCCAGCGGAATAACTTCCTGCTGAAATGCGGGAATGAGCACAGAACTCGCATCGCTTCTTTAACTGACTACTCTTCTCAATAAATACAAGTTCTAATTCACACTCACAGACTTTCCAAACAGGATACCTTCTCTTACAACGGATTACCTTTTCATAATATCTTTCCTTTTCTGACAGAGTTTTTGCTTTCCAGTCTAAAGTATTCCCTGTTCCAAAAATTAAAAGAAGTATTCTCGGTGGTATTAAACTCTCTCCTCGTCTCGGGAAGTAGTATTTATACCCTCCTATCTTACGATACCTTAAAGGATATTTTTTTAGCTCTGGTATTATCATATTATTAACTTTATTAAACCTTGAAAACATAATATCAGATAACAGAATAAAAGTCAAATGCTATACCAACCAAAAAGACCATTTGCATGGTCTCCTTGTCGCTAAACTTCGCTTCTAACGGCTTTTTACCTCTTTATAGCAGTTATTCCACGGCTTCCAACCTCTCGCTTCATATAATGAGAAAGCAAAGGAAATGTTATTAGCTGGAATCCTCAGCCAATCTGCTGTCGGTCTGCTGTTAACAAGGTTTCCATAAAGGTTAATCTGAAATAGTCCGTGAGAGTTATCCCTTGTTCTTCCTGTAAGGTTATGAGCATCGCTATCGCCTGAGCTCTCACAGAGCATAATCGCATAAGCAATGTCTGTGTTCCAATCATATTGGGCTATTATATTATAGTAAGCGTCTATTATGTGGTCCACATTTTTATTGCCTAGCGTTTGGCTTTTAATAAAATAAGGCGGACTTACTGCGTAGACATACATATCACTTTCATTGTAGTAGTTTATAGGTTCTTCGTCCTCGCTAAACACAGTCCTATAAAGCAAAACTACTGAGATTAAAAGAAAGGATAATAAGATTATTTTTTTCATAGTTTGCCACTCTTGGCTTGCAAGTCTGAAAGTTTATCTGTGGTGGAACTTCTAAAAATAATTAGTTAATTAGTTAGTAAATTGACCTGTTCAATAAATTAAATAGTTAGTTAATAAATATAGTTAGTTAATAAAAAAGGACTCAAAAAAGTTCAAGCCCTGTTTTTTCATTTTAGCAAAACTATTAGAATATGTCAACTTTTTATCTCGGTTTTTACCTTCTAACATCGTCATATTCTTTCAATTTTAAGCACAAAATACGCAGTTCCTCGCAACTAAAAGCGTTCTCAATGCCTTCTGCCACAGCGGACAGACTTAGAGGATAACGACTCTTTCTGCTGTCTTTAATTGCTTCTGTAAGGATTTCTTTTTTAGTCAGTTTCATATTGTTTATAGTAAATGCTTATTATGTCTATAAAAATCGTCAGTGTGTAATATGTCCAACTCGTGTTGATACTCGTCTTCGTCAGGTACTTCGTCATAAAGACAAGTCTCCCCGCACTCCTCGCATTGTATAAGATAGATATTGCCTTCTGCTTCTTCCATCTCGTTATCAAGATAGATAAAGTCCTCGCAAGTACACTCGCAATAAAGTTCCCCTTGTTTTTCGTATATCATAGTTTTATAATTTTTTTTGAAGTTTTATCAAATCGTTATAAACATCTTTTCCATTATGTGCTTTAGCTCTCATATTTTCTACATCTTCCGCTATTTCTTTTTTTTGTTGGGAGAATAATTTTAGGATTTGGTCAGCTTTTTCGTAGCTTAATTTCTCAAAATCTAAATCAGCATTATTTCTTTTACAATACATTGCAAATTGTATTGTCCCGGCTATTTGTTGTCTTATTTCCTTTTTTGTTTTCATATTAGTTGAAATTTTCTCTGTAACTTAAAATTGCCTTTAATTGCTCTATGAATTTCTTTCTATTTTTTATTCCAGATTCTCTTGCGTCAGCTCTCATATGATTCCATCTTGCTTCTCGCATTCCCATTGGAGTAGTGGCAAGATGCTTGGCTTCTATTTCCATGTTAACAATTTCGACTTCAGTGTCCAAAATATCCTGCTTAATTTCCCAAGAAGATAGATGCTTATTACTTTCAGCCAATTTTTCTATTTCTTTTAGTTTCATATTTCAAAGTTATAGCCATTTCCTAAGTTATTAAATCCAATTTCCATAATGTATGCAATCACACAACTCATCACCCCAATTATTCAATGTAACTACATCATCTACCAAAAAATTAGCATGTGAGCTGAAGATTTTGTAATTAGAACAACGATATTTATATACATATTGTCTTTTCCCAGTTTTTGCACTGAATTTGGAATAAGGACAGATTGAAATCAGCTCCGTTCCTATACAAACTACTTTTTTGTAATTCTCTGCACCAACTAATTTCCCTGGTATTATTTTTCCACATTCTGTGCAGAAATGTACACCTTTATCATATTTTATAGTGTGCCGACTATATAACTCTTCTATTTCTAAATCATCGCACAAAATAAATGCTAATAGACCATCACTCCAATCATCACAAAAAATGTATCTGTCTTGTTTTATTTTTGATACAGTTCCTGTTACACCATGCCTTCCTCCATCTGTACAATAACACCTCACTTTATCTCCTATTTTAAATTGCATAGTTTAATTAACTTTACATTCGACCTTTATTTATAACTTAAGTATATACCTTTTCTATAATTTGTCAAGTGTTTCTAATAGTCATATTTTTTAGTTGTTTAAAAAATTATCAATATAATAAGGTCTGTCGGTTCCTGGAGTACAACCACAAGGAGAAAAGTTATCTCTTTCGTGATAAGAACATAAAGCAGGTGTGTCATATTTACCATATTTAATAAAAATATAATATCTCCCTGTTTTAATAACATCTCCTTCTTTAAATTCACTTGCTTTTTTTGCCTTTAATTCCTGGCGATTAAGCTGATATATCATAATATTTATTTAGTTATACTTCAACCTTTTACTTCTCATTGAAGTCAACCTCCTCGATACTAGTGTAGAGGATATTTTGTGTATGGTACACATTCCTCGATTGCTTCAATCATCTTTTCTCCTTTGTCAATCGTAGTAATCCAATTGTTACTCATGTGTGCAATATAATATCCTTCCGGACCATAAACTGTTCTATTAACAGAACATCTTAAACCCTTGAGACCTGTAAAACTAATATCATACGTAAAATTTTTTGCTTTTGTAACATATCTGTTATTCATCTTATTAAACTATTAACTATTAAATGATTTCTGCTAAAAGTATTATGGCTCTAAGGATAAAAAATCCCGCACAATAGATTGCAAAAACCGAAGTAGTAAGACCGACCCAAAACATTACCTTCTTAAATGCCTCGCCTCTCTCTTCTAACCTTCTTTGTTTTGTTTGTTTTGTATAACTCATATTATTATTTTATAGACTTGTAAAAATCTAAGAATTCCACCTCGCTAATACATTTTAGACCATATTTATTAAACTTGTATTCTGCTTCTATTTTGCTAAACTTCTTGCAATCTACAAGATAATTTAGATAGTCTTCTTTTGTTATGTCTTTGGACATATTATTGAACTATTATATTTTTAAAGGTACGGCCTTTTAACTTCTCAACCTTACCTCCCATTTTCATAAGAGGTAAAAGCAAAAGTCAAAACTTTACTATTCTCCCTTTGTAGCTTTCTTGCTGGTCTTTGTTATCAGAAAACCAAAAGCAATCTGGCTCGTCTGTAAAGGTTGCAGATAACGGCTCATAAAAATCAGATTTGCAGATGTTTTTCTCTCCAAAAGCTAGTGCTTCTTTGAAGATCTCAAAATCTCCTATCAACTCCTCTCCCTCTGTAAAGCTTTCTCCTATTCTCTTATAGAGTTTATACATTCTATTAAACTATTGTTTATAATGTCCGACCTTTACTACTTTAAGTATATACATATACAAAAGTTTGTCAGGTCCTTTACATTAACTTTTCACAAGCAATGAAAAAGTTTTTTAATGTTTTATTATTAGCCCTAATATCATCTGCTTTTTCTAAACGCTTTTTCAACTCAAGTAAAAATATTGTCATATTATAACCTTCTTTTTCTATCTGCTTTCGATTAAATGGCATTTTAACTTTTGTTTCTTTACTATATTCTAAAATGATTTCTTTTAGTTTCATAGTTTTATACTTAGTTTTATGTTGCTTTATATTCGACCTTTTGCTTATACTAGAATTCTATATTATTTTTGAAAGTTTGTCAAGGGGTAAAACAATAAACAAGCAAATAGAAAAAACTCTGTCATTAAACAGAGAATAGATTTAATATAAGAGAATAAGAGAAAAGCTCCGGACCGGAGCAAAACAAAAAAACTTATACAAAAGCAGAAGCCGTCAAGGTACTACAATGCCAAAAGAGAATATAAACGCCTTAGAGAGCAAATAAGAACGATAAATAAAATGCCTTATTCTCAAAAAGCATGTTATCGGTAAGAAAAGAGGTAAAGTATAGCAAACACGCCAACAATAGAATTAAAGTATTATAAGATGTTAAATAATGTTAAATGATATTATAAAAATCCGGCGCCTTAAAGAAATGTGAACCACATATTAAACAATAGACAATATAGAAGAGAAAGACTAAGCTAAGAAAGATATTATTCTATTAAAAGCAATAGATAGTAATGTGAACCACATAAATGAATGTAAATGTAGTCTTAATGTATCTTGTATTAGCATTTTGTCTAACCCACAACCACATACTTCGCATAACATCAAACAACACACTTCTTAAAGGTAATACTTTATGTGGACCACACTTCGCATAATGTAAATCACAAATGTGGACCACACATAGACGGGGGGAGGGTAGGGAGAGTTGAACAGGAGAGGGGGATATATATTATGATACTACACATACACTCACTCGTACTACATGCAGACACTTACTAATAAGCTTGTAAGAGGTGCAATATAGTTATGACAATCCAGTACCCCTTAGGGGAATAAAGTTATCAACTCTATTAGCCATTGTCTCTTGGTAGAGTTTAAGTACATCACCTATCTCATTGGTCTGGTTAGCCGTTGAGTCGGGAACCCGTGATACCTCAGGTTTTAACCTTACCCCTTTATTTAGAATTCTGCAAACTAGTATGCTTGGCGTTTATTTATAGTGGTCAATTCCAGACTTGTCGCTGTAAGGAAACCTACAAGCCAGTACCCTGCCACTTATTAACTAGTATGTGCTGCACCTCTTGACTACATAATATCAGAACCGCATATCTTGTCAATAGCAGAAGCTTATTATTCCGCTGTGAGATATTCTTTTTAAAAGCATAAAACTGTTCTTTTTGTGCTTAAAATAAGGTATATCGTAAGCATTTTCGGCGTTTTAAAGTTGACAACATTTGACATCTGCCAGCGGACAAGTTATACTTGCACAAATGCAGAAGACTCATAAACTATTTAGAAAAATAAAAATACACACTTTAGACATAGGGCTTATTAAACTTAGCTCGTTTGTTTTTGGAATGGCTACGGTTTTAATCTTTCCATCTTTGCTTGGACTAAGGACTGACACACTTATCTTGGTTGGACTTATAGCTGCTATTCATCCTATTATAGTGTGGTTCAAGTGATGGCTAAAGGAAGAACAACAGAAAAAAGAATAGAAGCATTGTTTAAGGAGTTCATGGAGAGGGCTACTTCTGGTGAGAAGATGAACATGTATCAGTATCAGCTGGATAAAGGATATTCTCATTCTTCTGCTAAAGCATATAAGTTAGCAGGAACAAAGTCTTGGTTAAAGTGTCTTGATAAGATAGACGACTCTGCTCTGGCTAATCGCCTTGTAGATATTTCTAAAGGTGGAACCGACCAAAACTCTATTCGTGCGATACAAGAACTTTTTAAGCTTAAAGGAAGATACCCAAAAGAAGGTAGGGGGATAGGTATTAAAGACGAAATACTAGAACTTTTTGAAGAAGGCGACTACGAAGAGCAAGAACCAAAACAACTAAAATAAACATTATAGACAAATTATGAAAGAATATATGCCAGGGCAAACAACTAAAAAAGAGGTTTTATTGATTACGGGTGGTGCAGGCTTTGTCGGCTCTCATATGGTAGAGGGGGTGTTAAAGAACACTGACTGGGATATTATTATATTAGACAGACTTGATTTGTCTGGAAACTTACATCGTTTATTAGACATTGACATCTGGGAAAAAGAAAAGAACAGAGTTAGTTTCTTATGGTGGGATTTAAAATCTGCATTGAATGTGCCGATTAAAGCAGACTATGTATGGCATTTAGCCGCATCAAGCCATGTAGACCGTTCAATAGAAGACCCTTGGTTATTTGCGATGGACAATGTAATTGGAACTGTTAATCTTTTACAAGCCTGCCGAGAGATGAATCCAAAAAGAATTATTTATTTCAGTACGGATGAAGTGTTCGGAACAGCACCAGACGGGGTAGACTACAAAGAATGGGATAGATATAACTCAGGTAATCCGTACTCTGCATCAAAGGCGGGGGGAGAAGAGTTTGCATTAGCGTTTGCTAACACATACAAGTTGCCGATTATAGTGACACACTCGATGAACATCTTCGGCGAAAGACAACATCCAGAGAAGTTTATACCTTTAGTTATTAAGTGTGCGTTGAAAGGAGAGAAGGTGTTTATTCACGCTTCAGAAGATAAAAAGAGAGCAGGACAAAGACATTACTTACACGCAAGAAATATATGTGCCGCACTTTTATTCTTAACAGAGAATGGTAAGTGTTTAGACGGTTCAGGAAAACAAGGTAAATATAACATAGTGGGGGAGGAGGAAGTAGACAACCTTACATTAGCAAAGATGATTGCCGATATACTTGGTAAGAAGTTAGAATATGAAATGGTGGATTTTCATTCCAGCAGACCAGGTCATGATTTACGATATAGTTTATCTGGAGAGTTATTAGAAAGCGAAGGATTTTCATATCCAAAGAGTTTTAGAAGTAGCTTAGAGAAGGTAGTGCAATGGTATCTTTATCGTCAAATTTGGCTGGAATAGAATATGGATTTAGTATCTTGTGTCCATATAGAGACAACAGAAAGCTTTAATAATGGATTAGAGACCTTTGAAGGTAATTTATACATCACAGATGACTCTTGTGGTAAGTATAAATACCCTTTTGAGGTTTTAGATTACAGAGACTTTCCGCTTTTTAAGTATTTACACAAGTCTTCTGCGTCAAAAAACTATGCTCTTTACAAATCTAAAGCAGATATAGTCTTTATTATTGACTCAGATTGTGTGATTGAACCAGATTTTCAAGATAAACATCTTGATGCACTGGACACAGAAGGTTGTTTGTGGGATAATCCTTTAGAAAACACAGGATTTTATCCAAGAGGTTTTCCTTATTCAGCAAGAGACAAGAGAGTTGTCGCAAATGTAGGTCTTTGGACAAATGTACTTGACATAAATGGTGCGGATAGAAGTAAAAACGAGCCAAACAAACCAGAAATAACTGGAACTCGTGTATCAACTTCTTTTGTTCCATTTTCTGGTATGAATGTTGCTGTTAGAAGAGAAGCAATACCAGCATTATTCTTTCTACCGAACATAGGAAATTTTAAAAGACACGATGACATATTTGGCGGATACATATTTCAATCAATAGTAAAGAAAAAAGGAGATTGTATTACTTACGGGGAACCGTTTGTTAAACACGAAACCTTTATTATTTCAGAAGAAGATGCCGAAGACGAATTAGAGATGAACGAGTATCAAGATAAGTTCTGTCAAGTAGTAGATACTGCTATTGCAAAGATAAAACCTACCACTTACGCAGATATGTACAAGCAGTTTGTAAGAAAAGTCAAGTTTAGTGGAAGATTTAAAGGATTTAATAAACCTATAAGAATATGGAGCAACTTATTTCGTGGGTAGTATGTACATATAACCGAACTCCACTAACAGAACAGTTTATGGACCACAACCTGGCAAGACTTGGAACAACAAGACCAGAGTTAATATGGATAGACAATAGTTCAACAGATGGCGTGGAGAGACTATGGGATAAGTATAACCCAGACATAATCATTAAAAGACCAAACGATTGCCTTAGCAAGTCAAAGAACGCCGCTTACGCTGTTTGTAGAGGAGACTGGATTATAGATTTAGAAAATGATTTCTTAATGCCAGATAATTGGTTGCCAGAAATGTTAGAATATGGCAAAGCGATTGAAGGCACAGGTATAATGGCAACAATGGTTGAGAGGTGGGATGCAATTTTAACATTAGAATACACAACACCAAAGTCAATTATAAATGGAAAGGAAGTTATAGTGTGTAGAGCAATAGGTCCAAGAATCTTCAGTAGAGAAGTATTCAAGAAGTGTGGATTTTTAATAGAAACATATGGACTTTATGGAGATGAAGATATTGAAATAAGTGATAGAGCCGCAAATGCTGGACTTATAAATTATATTATTCCTTCAATAACTGGAATACACGCTGGTAATGGGGAGTGGGATATGGGAGAATATAGAGCAGCAAAAGACGAAGGACTACACCACCCAAAAGTTAAACTTCCAGAAGGACAACTTTATTTTAATCCATTTGTATGCAGGTAATTATTCCAGGAACATTTGATTTATTACACGAAGGACATAAAGAGTTAATCAGGTTTGCTCTGTTAATTAGTAAAGATATTATAATCACAATTAACGGCGATAAGTTTTCTAAACTTTTAGGAAAGAAAACAAGTCAGACCGAACAAGAAAGACTTAAAGGATTAAAAGATTTTATTAACTGCCCTGTTTATATTGTAAACTCTGAATCTGAATCTTTAAAAATAGCGATAGACAACGCACCTTGTTTCAGACTTACAGGAGATGACTGGGATATTAGCAAAACAAGTAAGAGGTGTGGCGTTGATAGAAGTTTTTGGAAAAGAAATAACATCTATCTTATTTATAAAGACAGAGTTCCCAACATAAGCAGCACAAAATTAAGAAATGCCCAGACCAAAAGTAATACTGTATCCATTTAAAGCAGGACCATTAGATGGAAAAAACTGGAAAGAAACACTTGATACTGGGATAAAAGAACTTAAAGACTTCAACTGGCAACTTGGTTTTGGAACATTGCTTGGAATGGTCAGAGATAAGACAGTAATTCCGCACGATTTAGACTTAGACATAGATGTAATGATGGAAGATGAATACAAGCCGAACACAGATGCACTTCATCAAAGTTATTTAACAAAAGGATTTCGTCTTATTAAGATGCAAGAGTGGGGTGGTTTAATAATGTCGTTAGCCTATATGCACGAAAAGACGAATGTGATATTTGACATCTGTTTCTTTTATGGTATATGGGGTGATGATTTTCTACACCTTGGAAGTGACGGAATTGTTATCAGACCGAGATGGACCTTAAAAACTATTAAACTACTTGGATACAACATACCTGAAAGATATGATGATTATCTTACAGGAAGATATGATGATTGGAGAACTCCAGTTTCTGGGAAAAAAGATTGGTTTGATTACGCTAATAAATACTTTATAAAATATGATTGAAAAACCAAAAGTAATTAACGATTTAAAACTCCAAGAAAAGATTGGTTGGACTCCACACAGTGGTCAGAAAAAGATTATAGACTGCCACGCAAGAGAGAAGATTATATGTGCAGGAAGAAGATTTGGGAAAAGTGATACTTGTGCTTATGAGATAGTAAAAGACGCACTTTTAGGAGATAGAAGAATATGGATAGCCGCACCTTCTTATGAACTTTCTAAAATAGTGTTTGACAGGGTAGTTATATTTCTTTCAAAAGTAATTAGCCCAAGTCATTTCAGAATACAGATGAAACCATTTCCAACACTTACGCTGACTAACGGAAGTATTATTGAAGGAAAGTCGTGTGAGGCAAGGTCTGGTATGCTTGGTAGGTCTACTAACTTAGTAGTAATAGACGAAGCAGCACTTGTAGATGAGAACATCTGGCAACAATATATCAAGCCAACAACACACGAACAAAAAGGTAGAGTTGTTTATATAGGAACACCAAGAGGATTAAATTGGTTTTATGATAAGTTCCTGGAACTTCAAATAAAACACACAGCGTTTCAATTCAAGACTTCTGACAACCCATTGTTTGACTTAGTAGAATATAATAAAGCAAGAGAGAGTCTGCCAGAAAAGGTTTTCGCACAAGAATACGAAGCAGAGTTTTTAACAGAAGCAGGATTAGTTTTTAGAGGAATAGACTTAATTGTTGACGATACTTTGGCAGAACCAGTATTGGGAACAGCATATATATTAGGAGTGGACATAGCAAGGCATACAGACTACACAGCTTTGACTGTAATGGACAGAACAACCAAGAAGGTAGTTTATCTCGACAGGTTCAAAGAACTTGATTATCCATACCAAAAACAACGCATTTTAACATTATCACAAAAATATAATAACGCAAAAATAATAATAGATTCAACGGGCATGGGAGATAGCGTGGCTTCAGACCTAATGCGACAAGCGTTTGTAGAAGAATACCCACTATACAGCCATAAAGCAAAACAACAACTAATAGATAGACTTATAATCTTTATCGAACAAAGGGTTATAAGGATACCAAATAACGAAATACTTATAAATGAGTTAAAAAAATACGAGGTAAAAGTTTTAGAAGCGTCTGGAAAGTATAATTATTCAGCACCAAGAAGTGGGCACGATGATATGGTTATATCATTAGCACTAGCAACTTGGGGATTACAGCCGAATAAACTATCAGACGTAGAAGAAACAGAAACCATAATAAAGCACAATGACTACGAATAATATATATAAAATCATAGCGGACGAAGTTCAAGATTTCAAACAAAATCCAGCTCTTGTTATTGAAGGGTTTGTAAGAAATCAAAAAGAAGTTATTGAAAAAATCATTCGTCTTTATAATTCAAAGTTCAAAGACGGAGAGTTTGACAGCGAAGGGTTTAGAAAATACTTCAAGAACATTGTAAAGAACCCTTGCAATTCTTCAACGAAAGCAATTAAGTTCTTACCAGCCGATATAATGATTATTCCTGCTGCTGGTCAAGATGACCTTAAAGCGTGGATAATGGATAGAGATTTCAAATACTGGATGAAAGAAAAGCAGTTCGCAAAGATTCTTAACAGAATGTTTATGGACTTGCCGATTTTTGGTAGTGTAGTTTTGAAACTTGTCGGCGATAATTTACACTTCGTAGACTTGAGAAACTTAATCAATGAACAAGCTGCTGATAAACTTAAAGATGCTTCTTATACAATTGAGCAACATTATTACTCGCTTGACGAGATGAGAAAGAAACCTTGGGATAACATTGAGGAAGCAGTTAAAATGTGGAGAGAAACTAAAAGACCTTATGTAAGAGTGTTAGAAAGATATGGTGAAGTTCCAGAATCAGAGTTCGGCGGAGATGAAAACAAATATACTTACGCAAGACATATTGTTTATATGCCAGACACAAGGTATATGGACAGAATTGAAACCAACACAAAAGGTATTATTTTAGACGCTACTAAAATTAAAAGAGATGAGTTCCCTTACAGAGATTTCCATTTTGAAAAGATACCAGGTGCTTGGCTTGGAATAGGTAGAGTTGAACTTCTATCTGACCCACAATTAAGAACTAACGAAATAACAAACTTACGAGTTAAATCTTCTTATGTTGCTGGATTAAACATCTGGCAAACAAGAGATGATAATGTTAAAAAGAATCTTATCAAAGATGTTAAAACAGGACAAGTTATTACTGCGATGGACAGAATTGAGAAAGTTCCAACAGAAGAAAGAAACCTGTCAGCATTTATTGAAGAGGAAAGAAGTTGGGCTGGAAATGCAGACCAAGTAGCATTTAACTATGATGTTATTAGAGGAGAAAGAATGCCAGCAGGAACACCTCTTGGTTCAGCACAATTAGCAGCACAGATGATTACTTCATACTTTGAACACATTAGAGAGAACATAGCATCAGATGTTAAAGAGTTAATCTTTAATGATATTATTCCACTGTTTAAAAAGACAGGAGAACACTATATCAGACTTGTCGGAGAAGACCTTGATAAATGGCATCAACTTAAAACTAATGCCAGAGCAAATCTTGAACTGTTTAAGTTCCTTGTTCAAAAGAAAACAATACCTACCTCAATACAATTTGATGTGATGAAGAGTGTAATTAAAGACAAAGTGAAAGCAAGTAAAGATTCACCGCTAATTCCCGCAGAGTTTTACAAAGACTTAAAGTATTCATTAGACATTGTTATTACAGGACAAGAAAGAGATTTGAGAGTAGAAGCTGCTAATATGGCAATGATACTTCAAACAATGGTAGCCGACCCAACAGTATTAACAGACCCAGTAAAGAGAAAGATATTTAGCAAACAACTTGAAGCAGTAGGAATTAGTATCAACGATATTGAACCAGAAGAAGCACAATCACAACAAACACCAATAGAGAAAAGAACACAACAAGGTGGTGGTATTTCAGCACCTAGTATGCCTCAAGTAATGCAACCTGGACTATGATTGAAAAAGACTTAAACGAAAAGTTAGACGAAATATCAAAAGGAATATATGGTGTTGCTTTAACACAATATATTGACGAGCAGATTAAAAAGATAGACACAGTAAGAGATGCACCAACACTACAAGAAGTCAGAGGTAGAGAGATTGCAGTAAAGTATATGGAAAAATTAAAACAAAGAATAGCAAAAGTGGAAGAGGTTGAGCCTTCCATAAACGAGTATTTATAAAGTAATAGGGTAGGAATCCCTTAAAATCCAATGATAGAAGAAAAATTAGAGACCACCGACTCTGAAAACGGTGATGAAGAGAAAACTTCTGAAAAAACAACGGAGGAAACTCCGAAAGAGGACATCGAAGCTAAAAATCGTCAGCTCTTTGAGAGGACGAAAAAAGCCGAACAGAGGGCTAAAGTAGAAGAAGCTGAGAAGTTAATTCTACAAAAGCAAACGAAGGTTAGTGAAACACCTGACTCTTCTGAGCTAGCCAAAACTGTCGTTGCTATGAAAGATTACACGCCTGCTGAAATTGATTACATTTTCAAGCAAGCGAAGTTTCTCGGCATAACTCCTACCGAAGCAATAAGCAACGAAGATGTTCAATTATTCTTAGAAGCAAAACGGGAGAAACTCCAAAGGTCGGAAAAGACGCCCGAACCATCTACTAAACAAATTCCAGACACTAAAGGCTTTGAAGAGTGGACTAATGATACTTTGCGTGAGGCAACTCAAGCAGGTGATTATGAAGCTATAGATAAGTTTAGAGAATGGATGAGAAAAAAGTAGATAAAACACAATGGCTACAACTTTAACAAAAGCAAATTTCGCTGGCTCAGGAGTATCTGCTATGGTTCCTTCCTTTTGGTCGGACATGATGCAGGTTCCTTTGAGAAAAGGTCTAGTTGCTGATGCTGTTGCTAACAACCAATTTCGTGCAAAATTAACTAAAGGTGATACAATTCACTTTCCTTATATTGCCGAAACGGCTGCTTCAGCACACACAGCAGGTGGAACTTTCGCACCGCAAGATATATCTTCTACAGATGAAAATCTAGTAGTTGACACAGCATATCTTGTTGCTAACTACATCGAAGATTTTGAAGAACTACAAGCTAACTACTCTTACATGCTTGACCTTGCAGACAATGCAGGATACAAATTAAGAGATGTTATTGATACAGCAGTTTTACTTGAAACTACTGCCGCTGCATCAGGACTGTTCTACGAATCAACAGGTGTACCAATTGCTCATGCTGCAACAAATCTGGCTTCTGGTGCTATTACTGCGACAACTGCAAACATTATCAATGTGTTCGCAAACGCAAGATTAGCTCTTAGAAAACAAAATGTTGAGGAAGCAGGAGATTGGTGCGTGGTTACATCCCCAGAGGTTGCAATGTTGATTGAACTTGTTGGAACTGAAAAAGGATTCAGCGTGGCTGATGCGACACTTCGCAACGGTTATGCAGGAGGATTCCTTGGTTTCCAAGTTTATATCTCTAACAACCTACCAGATGGTTACAACTATTTTGGAAGAAAGGGTATGATACACTCAGTTATCCAAGCCTCTCCTAATGTTCAAATCAAAGATGTTGCGAATAAACTCGGTAAAAACCTTGTTTCTTCAATACTATTTGGTGTGAAAGCATTTTTGAGAAGCAAATCAAGATACCTAGTAGTAAAAATTACTACATAGAATCTTTCCTTAGTCCCTACGGGGGCTAAGATAAGGGTTTTATAAAATAATAATAATACAATGACATTAGCAGAACTTCAAGCCGATACACTTTTTTTGGCAAACACTGTGTCCGCACAATATGCAGACATTGCTATTAAAAGAAATCTTAATATACATTATGATATTGCTGTTTTAGACATATGGGATTCTGCGGCTGATTGGCAGTTTGACGAAGGAATAGATGAACTACCGATAGGAACTGCAGCATTAGTAGCAGAACAAGATAACTATGCTATACCGACAGACGCAAGAGAGGTTGAAAGAGTAGAAGTAAAAGATTCAAACGGAAAGTATATCAAATTAGTTTCAATAGATTCTGCCAACATAAAAGATAGTCTTGAGCAGTTTAGAGGGAATAGTGGAACACCAGCTTATTACGATATAATAGGCAGGTCTTTAATTCTTTACCCAACACCAAGTTATAGTTCAGACGAAGGACTTTTAGTAGCAGTAAGTAAATCAGTTACACAACTATCAGAAAGCACAGACGAGCCAAGAATTGAAAGAGAGTTTCACAGAATAATTAGTCTTGGTGCGGCATTAGACTGGTGTATAGCAAAAGGTAATCCAACAAAGCGTGCCGAAATAGAGAGAGAACTTCTAAAACTTCAAATAAAATTAAGAAAGTTTTATGCAAACAGAAACAAAGACTACGACACCAGGATTAAACCTGCAATGCAAAACTACGAATAACATAAGTTGCACATATATTTTAAGCAACTTTACAGAGTTTCAGGTTGGTTGTTTTCAGGTAAGGATAAATAATCCCTTCATTCATTTGAACAGATTAGGACACAAGATGGAATATGTTGTTATGGGGCAACACGAATATACAGAGATAGATTCTGACATTGTAATGTATTCCAGAGCATATACACAAGACCCATTTCGTTCTTTATGGAAACATAAATCAGACGGAAGAAAGATAGTTTATGAAATGGACGATGATATTTGGAACATACCAGAACTGAACCCAGCACACGATGGCTATGGCAAGAAGATGAAAAGTGATATTAGCGGATTGTGTAAAGAAGCAGACTTAGTTATTGTAAGCACAGAAGCATTGAAAGAAGTTGTTATAGAAGAAACAGGACAAAAGAATATAGTAGTTATTCCAAACGCTTTAGACTTAGACAAGTTTAAACTACGACCGAACAAAGAAGGATTAAGAATAGGCTGGACAGGAGGTGCAAACCATTATGAAGATTTAGACATTGTTTTACAAGCAATACACGACCTTCAAGAAGAATACGATTTTGAGTTCATTATACAAGGATTAACCGCTGGACCGTGGGATGCTGACGCTTATTCAACAAACCTTATTTTAGAAAGAGGAGAACCGAAAGAAGCAATGCTTGCAATGAACACACAGAAGTTAAACATTTATAAGAAGTTAAGAAAGTTAAAAAACTTCAAACATATTCCCTTTTACCCGCCAGAAATGTATGCTTCTGTATTAAAAGAAATAGACTTAGACATTGGACTAATTCCAATAGTAGGACACAAGTTTGATAAATCAAAATCAATTATTAAGTATTTAGAATATACCGCAACAGGAACAGCAGTAATAGCATCAGAAGAAGACCCTTATAGAGATGTTATCTATACTGTTAAAAATAAATATAAGTATTGGTATAACGGAATTAAAGAGTTAATAGAAAATAAGGAGTTAAGAAATCAACTCGCTAAACAACAGTACAAACAACTCTTTCCAAAATATGATATGAAAGAAGTAGTTAAACAATACGAAAAAGCATTATGTGGACTTATAAAATAAAAAAAGCAACAACATTTATAAACAAAGTAAGAGAGAAACTGTTAGGTTTTCTTTTACAGGAAAATGGTGCTTATATACTTACGCAAGACGGCGGAAAGATTATTGTCAGAGATAGTAGATGGTCTAATAAAACAAAGAGTTCTACAAATTGGTCATATAAAACAAAAACATAAAATCATAAAATCATAAAGAGACATTTAAAAATATGGCAACAGATAAAAAAATAACTGACTTCACAGAGCTAACACCAGTTGGAAATAATGACTGGGTAGCTGTTGTTGATACAGCAACAGACGAAACTAAAAAAGCAAAAAGGTCTGAGTTCAAAGGAGATACAGGTTTAACTGGAGATACTGGATTGACTGGAGATACGGGAGCACAGGGTATTCAGGGTATTCAAGGTTTAACAGGAGATACTGGAGACACAGGATTAACTGGCGACACAGGAGCAACAGGAGCTTCTATTACATCCGCAGCGTTTGTTGTTGATGATATGGTATTTACAAAAGATGATACCAATACAGTTACATTAACAAATGCTAAAATAGATTTAAAGGGAGATACAGGAGCACAAGGTATTCAAGGTGTAACTGGTGATACGGGAGCACAGGGCATACAGGGCATTCAAGGTATTCAAGGTGAAATAGGAACTGCTGCTACCGCTGATGCTGGAACTACTACTACTGGAGTACCTGGAACATCTGCTGCAGTTGTCAACTCAGGTTCTACAAGTGCTGCTATATTTGATTTTACAATTCCAAGAGGTGATGTTGGTGCGACTGGTGCGACTGGAGACCAAGGAATACAAGGAATACAAGGCATACAAGGAATTACTGGTGACACTGGGGATACTGGTGCTACTGGTGAACAGGGTATTCAAGGAATACAGGGTGAAACTGGAACAGGAATTACAGAAGAAACAATAGGATTTACGGCAACTGGTGGAACAACACCTAAAACTTTAACAGTAGATGATAACTTTGTAGTTTCTACTCAATTATCTGCTATAGGTGCTAATACCGCAAAGACAACAGAAAGCACAACCGTTACTTCTCCTTTAGTTAAAACAACTTATGATATTTCTATTCCTGCTGCTACAAACGCAGTTGCAGGACACGCTACAGTAGCACATATTACGGCTATTGAAGCAAATACAGCAAAGAATACTAATGTTTCCACAGCTTTAAGTGTAGGAACAGTAGGAGTAAATACGGTAGCAATCACTTCAGATGGTGGAGCAGATGATGTCACTCTTCCAGCAGCAACAGTTTCTGCCGCAGGAATGCTCACAACGGCTAAATGGGGTGAAATAGTTGCAAATACAAATAAAGTAACTAATGCTACACATACAGGAGACGCTACAGGTTCAGGGGCACTAACTGTTGTGGCTATCAATGCTACAAATATGGCAGGGTTAGCAACTGGCATATTAAAAAATACAACAACAACAGGAGTTCCAAGTATTGCAATAAACTCTGACTTACCAGCTATGAGTGCAACAGTAGGAGGAGCAGTACCAACACCACCAAATAATACAACAACCTTTCTTAGAGGCGATGGAACTTTCGCAGCACCAGCTGGTGGTGGCGATATGGTTCTTGCAGATATTCAATCTGTTACTGGATTAAAAACTTTTGATACAATTAAACTTGCGATTAAAGGTTCTTCAACTGGTTCAACAGCTATTGCTTCGGCTAACGCTTCAGCTACTTCTTACACAGCAACTTTACAAGCTGTTACTGGAACTTTAGCTTATCAAGCTGATGTAACTTATATCGGCACGACTTCTGTGGCTCTTAATCGGACTTCTGCTGCTTTAACTTTGGCTGGAATTACATTAACAACTCCTAATATTGGAACACCAAGTGCAGGTGTTTTAACTTCTTGCACAGGATTACCTTACAGTGGTTTAGCAAATGGAACAGACGGTAATTTAATTACTTGGGATGCCGCTGGTGTAATAGCTGTTGTAGCAACAGGAGATGCTACACAGGTTTTAACTTCTAATGGTGTTGGTACTGCTCCAACTTTTCAAGCTGCTGCTGGTGGAGGTGGTGCTGTAGATTGGATAGTTAAAAATAATACATACACGTCAGAGAATGGAGATGGTATTTTAGCAGATACTTCAGGAAATACTTGGACTTTAACTTTACCAGTAATACCAGATGTAGGATATGTTGTTGGAATTTCAGATAGCACAAGTTCTTTTTCTACTAATAATTTAACTATTGCAAGGAATGGAAGTAAAATAATGGGAGAATTGGAAAATTTAGTTGTAGACATAAACGATGCTTCATTCTTACTTGTTTATACAGGTGATTCTACTGGTTGGAAATTAGATACTTTTTTTCCAGTTGGCAGTCAATTAGTTAAAGCAACGGGTGCAGAAATAGACACGGGAACAGACGATGCTAAGTTTGCTACTCCCAAAGCAATAGAAGATAGTGGTTTAGCAAAAACTTCTGAAATACCCGTTAAAGCAACAGCTGCAGAATTAGATACAGGAGAAGATGATGCAAAGTTCGCTACAGCATTAGCAATTAAAGATTCACATAATGTTCCAAGTGTAGTTCCAAGCACAGCAGGAAAGGTTCTTACTTCTGATGGAACAGATTGGATAAGTGCAGCTATTGGAGCAGCAGATTTACCAGCAGCTTTAACACCAACAACAATAGATTTAGGTCACGCTTCAGATACAACCCTTTCAAGAAGTGCCGCTGGAGTATTAGCAGTTGAGGGTGTAGTAGTGCCGACAATAAGTTCTGTAAGCACTTTTACAAATAAGAGAGTAACTATCAGATATGATGGAACTACTTCTCATGCTACACCAACAATAAACACAGATAATGTAGATATGTATGGATTAACAGCACAAGCAGAAGCGATTACTTCAATGACCACTAATTTATCTGGAACACCTACTCAAGGACAGAAACTTTGGATTCAAATAACTGGAACTGCTGCAAGAGCAATAAGTTGGGGGGCATCTTTTGAAGCATCAACGGTCGCACTTCCAACAACAACGGTAACCACTGCACGATTAGATGTCGGATTTGTCTGGAATACAGTAACAAGTAAATGGCGATGTATCGCTGTAGCATAAACAAAATGAAAATGTTCAAAAAAAAGATAACTGAAAACCATATAACAAGACGACAATTTAGCTATTCAAAAGGAATGATTAGTTTAGAATTCACACTGAGAGTAGATATTAAAACAGAGTTAGAAGTATTTAAGGAACTTTTGCTCAAAGCCCTTGAGGATATTGAGCAAGAGATAGATAAATAATATGAGTACAGTAAAAGTATTAGTAGTAGCTGGAGGAGCTGGTGGAGGAGGAGAAAACATTGGAAACGCTGGTGGCGGTGGTGCTGGAGAATTTCTTACAGATGCAGCATATTTAGTAACTGCTCAAGCATATTCAATAACAGTTGGTGATGGGGGTTCTGCTGGTGCAACTGATACGAAAGGTAGTAACGGTACAAATTCAGTCTTTGGTACTATAACAGCTACTGGTGGTGGCGGTGGCGGTATATATGATGCTGAAGGTCCAGATACAAATGGGCTTGCAGGTGGTAGTGGTGGCGGTGCTGGACAAGCTAGTTCTGGAGTAGGTGGAACATCACAAACTGGTGGAAATGCAGGTGGAGATACAACTGGAAATAGAAGTGGTGCTGGTGGCGGTGGTGCTGATGCTGTTGGTGGTACTGGTGGTGACCCTGACCCTGGAAATGGTGGTGTAGGATTAGCAAGTTCTATTTCTGGAACATCGGTTTATTATGCAGGTGGAGGCGGTGGTGCTGCACATTCTTCTTCATCAGACCCAGCAGAAGGTGGTACTGGCGGAGGTGGAAATGGTAGATATACTACTACTGTAGGACAAGATGGAACTGTAAATACTGGTGGTGGCGGTGGCGGTGGAGGAGAAAGTGTTGCTGGTGGAGATGGTGGTTCAGGAATAGTAATTATTAGTTATATAACAGCAGATTTTGGCGAATGCACAGGAGGAACAATCACTACTGACGGTGCAGATACAATACACACTTTTACAAGCAATGGAACTTTTACAGTAGTAGCAGCACCAGTCGCAAAAGGAAACTTCTTTATGTTCTTCTAATGAAAATTAACGATACAATACACCCTGAATTTATAATACTTATACCAATAATTATGGACTTATCTTTTAATTAAAATATGGCAACACAAATAGCAGATAAAAATAAAGTATTTCAAGATATAATTTAAATAATAAAAATTATGATATTATCAGACATATTAAAATTTATACCTAGTTCTAAGGCAATAGCTACGGAATTAGATGTAGGAGAAGATGATGCTAAATTTGCCACAGCATTAGCGATTAAGAATGCTAAAAATGTTCCAAGTGTAGTTCCTGGTGACAATGGAAAGGTTCTTACGTCAGACGGAACAGATTGGACAAGTGCAGCACCAGCGGAAGATGTAACAAAACTTCCATTAGCAGGAGGCACATTATCAGGAGATATTCAGCTCGGAGAAACAGATATTAAATTAGACGCAGTTTTATCAGCAGATGAGAAATGGTCAGGCATAGTCATCGCTGTAACATTAGGTTCAACTGCTGCTTTAGGAGAAGTTTGTTTCTTAGCGAGTGATAGTAAGTGGGATAAAGTAGATGGGATATTAGACGGAACAGATGTTGGCTTCAAAGCACAATTAGGAATATGTTTAGTGGCAGGTAATGCAGATGCTGCTTCTGAAATGTTACTTTATGGAAAGGTTAGAAGTGCTGGATTCCCTAATTTTACAGTAGGTGCTCCAGTTTATCTTCACGATACAGCAGGAGATTTAGTCGTAGCTCAGCCGAGTAGTGCAAACTTCGCAATTCGTATTGTTGGATACGCAATTACAGTTGAGGATTTATTATTTAATCCATCTAATGACTATATCGTCAAAGTTTAATTATGACATATATTAAAATTTTTATTAACTAACAAAACACAAAATATGGATTATGGTCCAAATTTAATGAGGGATGGAACTATTTCAACTATTGGACAAGGTCCAACACAGTGGTACACATTTCAAGCAAGTAATGCAAATGATGGAAATACGGGTGGAACAGCTTATGGGATAACACTCGGTGCCCCTGCAAGCTATAATGATGGTAGAGGATTAACATTAACATTTTTTCGTGCCATATCTCCAACTCGTTTTGTACAATATGGATATAATCTTACATTTAATTATGTAATTCAGTATTATGCAAATGATACTTGGAATACTATTGATACAATAGCAAACTCGTCTGGTACAATGAACTTAGATTTTAATCTTGATAGTGCAATATCTTCAACACAATGGAGATGGTATATTGCAAATTGGAACAACCCAGATACTAATTATTATTGTTTTGAATTTGAAGTATATGAAGAATTACCAGCAGGTCCAGCAAATCTTAAATCTTATAACGGATTATTAAAGGCAAACATTAAATCTATAATGGGGTTGGGGATTGGTTCGGTCAAATCAGTTAATGGCTTATCTTAGATGAAACTAGGAAAAGAAATACACCCTGATAATCCTTATACCAATAATTATGGACTTATCTTTTAATTAAAATATGGCAATAGCAGATAAATAAATATATGGCAAAATACACAATAAACTCAATAGGCGGAATATCGCAAACATACTTTTCAGAAGGTTATCTTGGCTCCTGTGCGATAGACCCAGACGAAAAAATAAACGGAAGAATTGCTGGTGCGATTTCTCCTGTAGGATATGTAGAAGTTTCTGGTTCTGCGGAGAATGTTCTTTGGCTTACTCCGAACGACTATAATACAGATGTCTATTATTACACTGCTGGTGGCAGGTTTGGTAAAGTAGATACAAGTTATGATACAACAGAACTTTACACCTTTGACAATTCAAAAGGTAATGGACTAACATATTACAACAATTATTATTATATTGCTGTTAATACCGACATACACAGATACGGACCAATATCAAGTCCTTCTTTACAGGAATACTGGTGGACAGGTTTAATAGATACAGAAGAAGCAGGTAAGTATGAAATCAATGTAACTGCCGATGTTGCAAGACCTTCTGCTGATGCCTATTCACAAGTAATACAAAACCTACGAACAAGATTTGATACTATTTCAGTTGACTTAAAAGATACAGGTACTACTTCTTACGATGTAAAACTAACAATTCAAAACATTGAACCAACTTCTTATCTAATAGACGATGGAGTTAATTTTAGTGTTGATATACACAACCCCTCTGGTGCTATATTAGCAAGTGCTACTCTTAATTCAAGTGGTTTAAGTTCGGCGTTTTCTACACAAGCGTTTACACTAAATAAAGCACTTTATACAACAGACGACTTTGCTGTTACTTTAGAAGTAGAAACTTCTGGTGCAGGTAAATCATTCACTGTTAGAGAGTCAGACGGAAGTGTAAAAGAAGGAACATACTTAATAGACAAAAGAACTACTTGGAAAAAAGATATAGTTTATGATAATTCTACATCTGCTTATACTGTTACATCTAAATCTTACACAAAAGCCTATGAATATACAATATCAACTGACCAAACAAAACTAACAGAAGACCTAACTATGGAGTTTGAGATATATAATCCTGGTGAGAATGCAATTTATGAAGGTTGTTATATTAGACTTAATGGAAATGACATTACAGATAGTTCAAACTGGACTTCTAACAAACCAACATACTGGGCAGAAACATTAGTTTGGGCTTCTGCAAGTAAATTTACAAACATAAAGACAAAATATCTAGTAAAATTACACCCATCTTTAAATTTAAAAAATGGAGATGTATTAAGTTTTTGGATGTTCGGCGAAAATGCTAGCAGTGGTGCAGCTCCAATAGGAATAAAAAATATAACAAGTGGTTCTTATATCTATCCATACTTCAGGTTTGAAGAAGCGTCTGATACAAAGATTTCAATATCTACCGACTCACTTGCTTTCTTATCACTTGGAGATAAAACATATCCAACAATAGGAGGTTACGAGATACCAAATCATACAATGCACTTTCATAATGATGGAGCAGTATATTTCTGCGATACACAAAGAGGTGGTGCAATAGGTAAAATAAATATGGCAGACAGACTAAGTGTTATTGATATTGAAGATGACGGTGTGCCAGATGGTTCTTTCTCAATAGGAGATTTAGTAAGGGGAGAAACCTCAAACGCAATGGCAAGTGTTATTAAAATAGATACAATTTCTACTGCAACAGACGAACAAGGATTAGTCCTGTTTGGAATTGTAGGAACATTTATAGACGGCGAAAACATATTCGCAGAAGCAACAACAATAATAGGAGTAGTAAGTGGAACAGTTCAAAGTGGAATTGCTAATCTTAATTCTGAATCGTTAGCACTTGACTTGCCTCTAAAATATAATCCTGTAGCAATGACTTCTCTTGGAACAGACTTAATGATTGCCGCCAATTCTACAGATGGAAACTCTGCTTTATTCTTATGGGATACTTACGCAGATAGTTTTTACAGAGAGATTAAACTACCTTTTCAAAAGACAACAGCACTGTTTTCACACAATGGAACACCTTATATCTGGGGTGGAGATGACAGTGGTTATTCACTATATGCTTATTCTGGTGGAGAAACAGTAGAGCCAATAACATACATAGATAATGGGTATATGCCCTTACAAGGTTCAATAGACGCCAACGGAAATAAGATTTTATGGGGAAGTTCACAAACATACCCAGAAACAAGAGGTTGTGTGTGGGCTTGGGGTTCAAAAGCACTATCACCTGCTTTACACAACATAGCAAGTACAACAAGTCAGATTAGTTCAATGAGAGTAAATGATTTAGACAGCAAGTTAATGCTTTGCGACAGCACAGACATTTATCAAAAAGGAACAACTTATGACTCTATTTGGAGAAGCGAAATCTTAAGTTTCGGCAAACCATTTGAGGTTAGTGAAGTTATTATTCCTTTAAGCAGAAAATTAGTCGCAGACGAAGTTATTAAAGTAAAGTTTCTTTATGACAATGAGACACACGAGTCTGATGAGTATGAAATTACACTAGACGATTACCCAGAAATGTTTATTAAACTTTATCCACCACAACAAGGAGTATCAAATATGATTATAGAAATAACAATAGAATGTGGAGTAAGTATCTTATTCCCAATTCAAATAGAATATGATTTCAGAGAATAGATTACAATCAAATAACAGATTAGTTCAACTTGAAAACAAGGTTAAAGACTTATCCATAAAGATAGATAAACAACCGATAGACAAGTTGGTTCGCAAAATGGACTCCGAAAAAGATATGCAGTTTACTGGTGGAAAGTTTCAAAAACATATTAGAGAATACTTAGATTTAGATAATAAAACATTAGGTAAAAGTCAAAACCCCTATAGTGGGGTTGTATTAAAAGACCCAGACAATGTGTCCTGGAAAGTAACAGTTGATGTTAGCGGAAATCTAACAACAACAGAATTATAAATATGAGTTTACAAACAAATGTGAATCCAGGCACAGTTCCCAAACCTGGAGAAGCGAATTATAAACCAGGCGGACAACCTGTAACGATTGAAAGAATAACCGAAGCACTTAAAAAGATTACTTCAAGTGTTGAAGGGTTAAGTCAACCTGCATTAAAGGTGCCAGAACCAGTAAGTGATATTAAGTCCGCACAGACCATTTTTGATAAGACACCTGCTACTTGGCTTGAAGAACAAGAACAACGCAGACAAGGGGAAATAGAGCGACTAGATAAGGAACGAGAGGCTGCTAAAGAGGAAAGAACAGGACTTAAAGATAAATTAGGAGATTTCTTTAAAGGTTTAGGTTCCGCCGAAGATAAAGTTAGAGAA